TCCCTCTCTTTTTATCAAATCTATAACTATTAATGAATGTGTTCAAATCAGAACTAGATATTTCTCCCCAAACAGAATCAGAAATTTCTATTGCATATTTCTTAGAGTCAATTTGCATTACATTTAATCTAACATCACATTTATTCCATTCTTCATAAAAATGATATGGTACTCTATTTTCTAGAGCATATCTAATGTTTTCTGGAATGTTTGTATATTTCAAATACAATAGCCACAAATCTGTTATTCCGGAAGAATAGGCATATGCTAGTCTTGCTAGAATATCAGCAATCATATTCAAACCAAATTTCTTCCCATTCATAAAATAATCTTTATCTTTCTTTAGATGAATCATGAAGTCATCAAAATGTAGAATAGCCTCAAAACTAGGCGACCTTCTTAAGCGGTGCTTAATACTAAAACTAAGCCCTGCATGATAAGCGTCTTGGCCTTGAGCCATTCTCATTCCGGTAGTTTCTCTATGAGTCATTTGTAGGTAGCAAGTACCGTTTATTTTTTCTACTTCAACATCTATACTCTGTTTATTTACATTATATCTCAATCTATCACATCACATATGTATTATTATTCAATTTCTTATCGCATTCTGCATGAACTTCTTTTTTCATTTCTTCGGGAAGAAGAAGTTGTCTTCCACAAATCCTGCACTTAGTCGCAATTCTATTTTTGTACGACCAACTACTTTTTTCGTATTCTGGGTCTTTATCTTTCATTATATCATCTCATGGTATTTCATAGCATCTATTCTTTCGGGTATTTTAATAGTCATCCAACTGTGAAAACCTTTTGATATGGCCTCATCTATATCCCATAAACAAGTTCTAAAAACACTTGTAATATGGAATATTGCTCCTTTATCAGAAAGTGTTTCAGAATAGAGAAATGCATTCTTTAATATCTCCCGATTATTTATAGAAAAATCATCCATAAATGTTTGGTACACTAAAATGCACTCTTCTCTATTCTTGAACCATTTCAAAGAAAATACCTCCAAGAAAATAGAGGGGGGTCATCCCCCCTC